TGGCTCCTGACCTCTTCAAACTAGACAACAACATCCCCTTGGTGGGCAAACTAACACAGTACACTCCCATGACTGCTCCACAGTACCTGTTGAGTGGCATATCACAGAGATACAGGGTATAAGATGATATTCTTTAATTCTATCGACACGTTTAAGGTATAAGATGACATACTTGAATTTAGTAAACAATGTACTAAAAAGGCTCCGTGAATCCGAAGTCACTACAGTAACTCAGAACACTTACTCTAGCATGATAGGGGAGTTCGTCAATGACGCTAAAGAGTTCGTAGAAGATGCTTGGGATTGGTCTGGGTTGCGTAAGACGGTTGTTGTTACTACAGCAGCGGATGATTATACTTATACTCTGACAGGCTCTGGCATTAAAGATAAGCTCCTAGACGCTATCAACGACACATCAAACATCAGGATGATTCAGGACTCAAGAGGACGCTTTAACGAAAGGCAGTTCATTTCAGAGGTAGCTACAGGCTCTCCTTTGTACTTTGTGTACACTGGAGTTGACAGCTCTTCTGACCGTACTATTGAGGTGTATCCTACGCCTGACGGTGTGTACTCTCTGCGCTTTGACATAGTAGGCAGGGAGGCTAAACTCAGTGATGACAATGACACCAGCGTACTACCGCCTAGTCCTATCATTCAGTTGGCTGTAGCTATGGCTGTACGTGAGCGTGGTGAGACTGGTGGTACGTCAACTCAGGAATACTTTGCCATAGCCAACACTTCACTGTCAGACGCTATAGCTTTGGACGCAGGACACTTCCCACATGAGACTGAGTGGAGAGCCGTTTAATGGCGCAACAGTTACAGAACATTACCATTGCAGCTCCCGGCTTTTTTGGTCTTAACACACAGGACTCTCCTGTTGGTCTGAATCCTTCCTTTGCGTCTATCGCTGACAACTGTGTCATTGACCAGTATGGTCGTGTAGGAGCTAGGCAGGGCTACACAGAGGTCACTACCAATGGAGCTTCTGTGCTTGGCTCTAGTGTGGGCATTGAGATGATACATCAGTATAGAGATTCTGATGGTAATGAGGTTGTACTCTCTGCTGGCAATAACAAGATATTCTCTGGTACTACTACGTTAGTTGATGAGACACCAGCAGCGTACACTATAACAGCTAACAACTGGAAGGCCGTCAACTTTAATGACCACACTTACATGGTACAGCGTGGCTATGAGCCTTTAATCTACTCAGATCATGCTGGTGCAGTAGAACCAATGTCCACTCATACACACGCTACAGGCACACCGCCAGAGGGTAACGAGATACTGGCTGCTTATGGACGGATATGGATAGCTGACTTTGAGACAGACAAGTCCACTATCTACTGGTCTGATCTGCTAAATGGCTCAGGCTGGTCTGGTGGCTCTACAGGCTCGTTGGACGTTACAAAGCACTGGCCTAACGGGTACGATGAGATCACAGCTCTAGCAGCCCACAACGGCCTTCTAGTGATATTCGGAAAGAACTCTATCCTTGTCTATGAAGGAGCCACCAGCCCTTCTACTATGGTTTTGGCAGACACAATAGCAAACATAGGTTGTGTTGCTAGAGACACAGTACAGAACATAGGCACTGACCTTGTGTTTCTCAGTGCTACTGGTGTGCGTTCATTAGCTAGAACGATTCAAGAGAAGTCAGCTCCTATTAGAGATATTAGTAGGAATGTCCGTAATGACATTAACGCATTGTTGTCATTAGAGTCAGGAAACATAAACTCTGTGTACAGCCCAGAGAATGCTTTTTACCTTCTTAACTTCCCCTCTAAGAACATTGTCTACTGTTTCGATATGAGAAGTCCTCTTGAAGACGGTAGTTACAGAGCTACTACATGGAGCCAGATAAACCCTCTGTGCTTCCATAGGCTAGAAGATGGTACAATATACTTAGGACACAGCACTGGAATTACACAGTACGGTGGGTACAACGATAACGGGGATACATACGATCTCAGTTACTTTAGTAATCCTTTAGACTTTGGTAACGCAGCCAACTTAAAGTTTCTGAAAAAGTTTACTCTTACTATCATCGGTGGTCAAAGCACACAGGCAGTTCTTAACTGGGGCTATGACTACAGTGCTGCCTATGAGAAAGAGACGTTCACACTAGCTGCTCAGAAGGTAGCAGAGTATGGCTCGGCAGAGTACAACACAGATGATGCTGTGTATTCAACAGGCATTATCTTAAACACTAGCGGTGTAAATACCACAGGTAACGGCAGTGTTGTAACTGTTGGCGTTGAAGCTACTATTAACGATGGGCCGTTTTCAATTCAGAAGATAGACATTCTAGCTTTGCTGGGCAGATTAATTTAAAGAGGAAATATAGATGGACTGGCAAGATATTATAGGCAAGGGTGCAGAACTAGGAGCTAATTACTTACTAGCTCAGTCTTTAGCAGGGACTCAGAGAAGTCGTGCAGAAGATGCTGCAACTAGAGCAGAAACACTAGGACAGCAGTTAGCGAGTGTATCTACTGGCACGTTTAAGCCCTTCTCTGTTAGCACAGGGCTTGGGCCGGGTATCTCTGTTGGTCAGGAAGGTGGCGTGTCCGTTA